CGGGGCTGGAGCTCTCCGTACTTGGGCATGAGCTGGTCGCGCACGCACTGGTCAATGAGGGATGACACGCTGCGCCTCTGGTCGGCAGCAGCAGTGTCCAGCAGCGCCCTGGTGGCAGGGTGCAGCCGCATGAGGAAGGGTTTGAGTTTGTTGTCCATCGCTCAAGTGTATATCTGAGCGATATGTACAAGAGCCCCAAGTGCCTGATTATTTTGCGGTATTAGGGTAAGTCCCTAGTCTTTTAGTGCTTTTGGGGCTTGTACAGCGATATACAAACTGTGCCATAATCCTTCCATGTTCAACAGCGCAGATAAAGCGCAACAGGAGTTCAACATGACAACCACCACCACTACACAGCTCGGCGACATCTCCGAGATCTACTTGTCAACCGGCAAGCATGACAGCAAGGGCCGCATGATCGGCTTCATTGTCGGCTTCCGCGATGACGGCACAGAGTTCTTTGCATGGGTGCAGAATGCTCGCCTTGTCAATGGCATGTGGGCCGACTACGGTGTTCGCCAGCGCAGCCGGTCATTCCCAGCCCAGCACTTTGCCACCACTTGGGCCTACGCAGAAGTCCGAGTGCGTATCGCCAAGATCCAGAAAGGTGCCTGATCATGACCACCCACACCGGCAAATTCGTAGCCTACTTTCGGGTCTCCACCGACCGCCAGGGCAAGTCTGGCCTGGGGCTCGATGCGCAGCGCGAGCGCATCACCACCTATCTCAACGGGGGCAATTGGTCTCTGATCGGTGAGTTCACCGAGGTGGAGAGCGGCCGCATGAATGACCGCCCAGCCCTGGCCGATGCCGTCAAGCTGTGCAAGCGCGAGAAGGCCACCCTGGTGGTGGCCACCCTTGACCGCCTGACCCGTGATCTGGCCTTCGGTGCCACTCTGCTCAATGACACCAAGGTGCGTTTTGTCTGCGCCGACTTCCCCGAAGCCAGCCGCGAGATGCTGCAGATGCGCATGGTCTTCGCCGAGTGGGAAGCACGCAAGATTGGTGAGCGCACCAAGCTGGCGCTGGGCGAGCTCAAAAAGCGCGGCGTGAAGCTGGGCTCACCCACCCCCAAGGTCGGCTCGGCTGCCGGGGTCAAGGTGGTCAAGGCCAAGGCCGACAAGTACGCCGACCGGGTCGGGCCCATCGTGCGCGACATCATCCGCAAGTCGGGTGCCGACACCATGCGCGACATCGCCGCCGCCTTGGAGGCCCGTGGCGTGGCCACCCCCAGGGGCAACACCAACTGGGGGCCGACTCAGGTCTCCAACCTGCTCAAGCGCATCAAATGACCGCCTGCACCCTGCACGCCGCCGCCAGTCAGCCAAGCCTGACCGGCTGGCCGGGCGTGCCCACAATGTCACACATCGAGGAGATGGTTGTGTCAGACCCGCTGTTTAACTGGGAGCAGCTCTTCCCAGAGGATGCCACCAAGCTGGGGCAGTACCTGCAAGAGATCGGCCACCGCCCGGTGTGCCGCCTGGACATCAGGATCACCAGCCTGGAGGAGCTCAAGAAGGCTGCCGTGCTGGTCGGCGAGCTCAACAAGACGCTGCAGGTGCTGGCCTATGCCGATGACCGGCATGAGGCTCTCCGGGTGATCCTGGCCCGTGGTGCGATGCAGCAAGCACGCATCGGATTGAAGTATTTGCGCACCAAGAAGTTCTTGGCTGGGCAAAAAAAGAACACTACCCGTAGTGTGCCTTGGCCCTTACAGGTTGGGGATTTGGACAGGCCTTGGAAGGGGCCGAAAGCAGATTGATTACAAAGGAGAAAATCGTGAAGCCTTTTTTTAAAACCGAGGTCAATGCGTATAATTTGTATAGTGTCAGTAGACACCGGCAGCACTATCTGCAGTGTTTGCCTGAGCCAGAGGAGACCCTCGGAGAGAGGGTTGCTGCAGCCGCAGCATTCCTGGCGTGCATCGCCCTGTTGATCATCATCACGGGGTGACCCATGGATGTCAAGATCACCTTCCCCAGCAAGCACTTGCTTGAGGGCTTCGAGTACGTCAACGCCGCCGCCACCAACGTCGAGGAGACATGGCGCAAGTTCGGCTGGGTGCCAATCGCAGAGCGCAAGGCCGAGCTCAAAGTGCAGCAGGCCGTCAAGCGGATGAAGATCAGGGAGCGCACCGATGCTGGCTCCTAACCTTGCCGCTGGCCGCGACATGCGCGACCGCCAGCTCGACATCTTCGAGCAGCGCGACCACCACTTCCTGGAGCGCTGCCGGGCACTAGCTGTGCTCATCTGCAAGCAGCAGGGTGAGGTCTGCATCAACGACATCCGGGCCTACATCGAGGTGCCGCCCGGTGTCCACCCATCTGTCTTGGGCGCGGTCTTCCGCACCAAGCAGTTCAAGCGGATCGGGTATACCGAGGCCGCACATCCCCAGGCGCACGCCAGAGTGGTGCGCGTCTATTCCCTAGCCACCAACAAGGAGTGAAAAAATGGCAGGCAAATTAACCGACGACAAAGAGATGAGCGCCAGCAGACTGCCGGGCCTCATGGGTTTCAGTAAATACAGCAGCCCCAACGATGAGCTGCAGTTCAGCATCAACGCCATCGATGGCAAAGAGCGCCCCGACATTGGCAACGAAGCCATGGGCTGGGGCAACCGCCTGGAGCCGGTGATCTTGAGCGAGGCAGCCAAGCGGCTGGGCATCACCGACTTCAACACCGAGATCAACAAGGCCTACACGCACCGCAGCTTTGCCTTGTCCTGCAGCCTGGACGGCATCGGGTACGGGCTTGGCCAGGAGATCACCACCGACCCCGACAAGGGCATCTATGTGGTCGGCCAGGACTCCATCGAGCTCAGTGGCCCCGGCGTGCTTGAGGCCAAGCTGACCAAGGCCATGCCCGAGGACACCCCGCACCTTGCGCGTGGCCCCATCCAGCTCCAGGGCCAGATGCTGGTGACCGGCCACCGCTGGGGCGCGGTCTGCGTGTTGTACCAGGGCATCGAGCTGCGAGTGTTTCTTTTCTCGACGCACCACGACACCCAGAAAGAGATCGTCAAGGCGGTGCTGGTGTTTGAGAACAAGCTGCAGACCTACCGGGAGAGCGGGGCCATCGACTGGTATCCACCCGCGAGCAGCAAGGAGCTGGATCGGATCTACCCGATGGCGGCAGGCAAAGAGGAGGTCGAGCTGCCGGGCAATGTGGGGGATCTGGCCAAGGGCATTCTTGAAAACAAGGCAGCCATCAGGGCAGCCGAGGCCAGCATCGAGGATGCGGAGAAGCTGATCAAGGCGCAGTTGGGTCAGGCCGAGCGGGGCCGGGCCGGGCAGTACGTCATCAACTGGCCGATGCGCAACTACAAGGCGGCAGCCGAGCGTTTGGTGCCTGCCAAGGAAGCCTACAGCGTGCGCCAGTCAACGCTCTCCATCAAGGAGTGGCAGACATGAACCTGCCCGACAAGCCTGCCATCAAGCAAGCCTATGAGCAGGCCGTTGTGGCCCTGCTGAATGTGACCGACTCCACCGAAGAGGAGGCCGAGATCTTTGTCGATGCAATGACCGACCTCATCTTCACCACCATGCAAGCCTACCTGTCCCAGAAAGAACAAAATGCAATTGACCACCACTAACCGGGGCTTCGCTCCAGCCACCCTCACTGAGGCGATCCAGTTCTCCGACATGCTGGCCAGCTCCAGCATGGTGCCCAAGGCCTACCAGGGCAAGCCCCAGGACATCCTGGTGTGCGTGCAGTGGGGCTATGAGATGGGGCTGGCACCCATGCAGGCGCTCCAGAACATCGCCGTGATCAACGGCAAGCCATCGGTTTATGGTGACGCCGCCATGGCCCTGGTGCAGGCCAGCAGCGTCTGCGAGGATGTCGAGGAGTTCTTCGAGGGCGAGGGCACCACCAACCCGGTGGCCGTCTGCGTGGCCAAGCGCAAAGGGCGCAAGCCGGTGACCGCCCGGTTCAGCGTCGAGGATGCCAAGCGAGCCGGGCTGTGGGGCAAGCAGGGGCCATGGTCGGCCTACCCCAAGCGCATGATGCAGATGCGAGCTCGCGGGTTCGCGTTGCGTGATGCCTTCCCCGATGTTCTCAAGGGGCTGATCACCGCCGAGGAAGCGCAGGACTACCCCGACGAAGCCAAGCCCAGGCCGGTGGCCAAGCCAGCCAACCCGTTGGACATGGTGGCAAAGCCAGCGCCTGTGGCTATCCATGAGATGACGACAGACCCTGTGGTGATCGCTGCGGCGATGGCAGACACGGTTGACCCAGAGCCGGTCGAGGTGCTGGCCGTGATCCCGCACGCCGAGGTTGAGCATGTCGATCTGCAGCCGCTGCCTGAGACCGGCCAGGATGAGGAGGCCGTGGCTGCCGTGGGCTACCCGCTCAAGGTGCCCGGCAAGGACAAGCCGTATTCAGTGCATCAGAGTCTGGATGAATGGCAGGACAGCTACGAAGATCTG